GCGAACTCGGTGCTGACGGGACGGTCGTGGTGCTGTATGGCGGCGAGGAGCACCTCGCGGCGGGACTGGTCAGCCACGGCGACTGTCCTTTCGGCGGGAGGGGCGGGGCAGCCACGTGAGCGCGGCGATGACGGCGCATCCGGCCGCGACGTCGGCGACCCAGGCGGTGGCGGGGTCGGTGATGGGCAGGCAGTCCGCGCCGATCACAGCGAGCAGCGGGAGGACGGCGAAGGCCAGCCAGTACACGGTGCCGACGGCGACACGACGGGCGGTCACGATGCGGCCCCGACGTAACGGGCGTGAACCCGAGTTCCCTCGTCCACCATTTCCGTCCGCGCCTCATACGCCCCGGCCGGGCGGTACGCGACCAGGAACGCGGTCCGGATGTGGGAGACGATGCCTACCGCGCTGGCGCTGCTGCTGTAGTCGCCGACAGGCCCCCACTCGCCGGGCTGTGTGCGGAGTTGAGCGGCGACGGCCTTGTGGCTGACGCGCTTGCGGCGGTGGGATGCCTCGCGCAGCTCGGCGAGAACCTCGGCCCGGTAGGCGTCGAACTTCTCCGCGAGGATCTGCCCGTACTCGTCCGCGTCCAGGTGCGGCGGGCAGATCCGGCGGATCATCTCCACCGCCTCGTCACGGGCGCTCACGAGGCCCTCCGATCCGGCTGCTGCGGCAGCGGGTTGGCGGCGAAGTGCGCGCGGGTCGCGGCGTGCGACGGGTGCTTGATCACCCGCGCGCCCCACGGCCGACCGGTGTCCGCGAGCGACGCCTCATCCGCGTCGTCGAACCCCTCGTCGTCCAGCTCCGGCTCGTGGTCGTCGTGCATCACAGGTCCCCGTCCAGGTCGTCGTGACAGTCCGCCGCATTCCGGCAGCGGGTCGAGCAGTACGCCCGGTTCGGCAGTGCGGGCTCCGGGCACTCCGCGCACGGGCGCGGCAGGACGTCGGTCATCGGGGTGCCTCCGAGGCAGAAGGAAGAGGGGGAGGAGCAGCGCGGCCAGCGACACGGCCACCGCGCGACAGGCGTCCACCGGCAGGTAGCGCACCGAAACCGGCGGCTCGGCATCCGCGATCCCGTAGACCAGGCAGCAGCCGCACACGATGAACCCGGCGACGCCAAGGGCCAAGAACAGCAGCTCCGGCACGGACAGTTCGCGCATCACGCACCGCCCGGCGCGGGCAGGTCCCGGCCCATCAGGTAGGTGTGGTGCAGCGGCGAGTCGTGCGGGTCCTCCCACGCGGAGTGATTCACCCGCAGGGCCTGCGTCGGCGTGATCTGCCGCGTGATCCCGTCCGCCTCGGCGGCCAGCGTGGGGCAGCCCCAGGCGTGCCGACCGAATCGCTTCGGGCAACCACACGGACGGCACGGGTCCTCCGGACGGCGGGCCCGCAGCTCCTGCACCGCGTCGTCCAACGCCTCGTTCGTGGTGTGCCGCTCCGCCTCCAACTCGGCAACCCGAGCCCGCAGACGGCCCACCTCGGACAGCAACTCCGGCATCGCCTCACGCGCATCCGCGATCCACATCGCCAGATTCCCCGCCCAGTCCGGCAACGTCGCCACCGTCGTCCCCGACGCAACCTCGAACACTCGGATGTACGCCGGCTCATCACCGTCGGTCTCCACATGCGCGAACATCCACGGCGCCTCCAGCCAGCCATCGGGCTGGCAGGACAAGATCTCGTCCAGGCGCTCGGCGCTCAGCGCCTGCGGCTCCGAACCAACCGGCACCGGCAGCGCGTGCATCGACATCGACGACAGGCCGTGCTCCGCCAACTCCGCCAGCGTCGCCAGCACCATGTCCGGCACCTCGCCCTGCACAGCCGCCAGCGCGTACAACCCACGCCCCGACCGGGACACCGCACGCCGCGTCCAGCACGACCCGTCCTGGGTGTTCACCACCAGCGGGTCACGCGACTCCGGGGCGCTCACGCCGCCACCTGCTTCGAGCGGGCGATCAGCGGACCGAACGCGGTCTGCACCTCGTGCAACGTCCACGGGTACGACTCGCCCTCACCCGCGTCCTCCGGGTCCACCGGGTTCGGGCACGCGAGCACCAACTCGCCGCGGGCGTTGTGCCGGTCCGCCACCCACACGTTGCCGTTACGGTCGACGAACTCCGTCTGCGGCAGCGGCGCTTTGTGAAGAGCGACGACGTGTGGCGTCGCGCTCGGGGTCTGGAAGGATGTAGTCAAGGCGGTTGCCTCGCTTTCTGTGTTGAGTGGGGTGGTCGCCGAGTCGTGGGGTCGTCCGGGCCTGGCAGTCGGGACGGCCCTTCGGCGTTTGGCGGGTCAGGCGGCGTCAGCCGGGGGCTCGGCGCTGATGGCCGGCCGGGTCTTCGGGATCGCACCGCCGGGGTTCGTCCAGATCCGGCGGAGCTCTTCGACGAGCTCGGGGCTGGGGTCCGGGGCCAGTGCGACCCGTTCATGGATCGCGGCGACGGTCTCGGGGCCGAGGATCGCGAGGCGTTCCTCGCGGGTCATGCGGCGACCTCGATGGGGACGCGCTTGATGACGCGGCGGAGGTCGAGGTCGTACTGCTCGGCGAATCGCATGGCCGAGTTCAGGTCGGGCTGGGCCTCGCCGCGGAGGATCCGCGAGACGGACGATTCGGCGATACCGGTCCGTCGGGCGATGGCGGCGTTGTGGTTGTCGCCGTGCTGCTTGGCCGCTTCGAGGAGCTTGGGGATGTCGAGGCGGAACACGTAGTCACCTCCCTCGGGGGCTCTGTGGCATGGGTCGTCGCTGGTGGAAGGGGATTCCTTGCTCACGAGGAAGACTCTGCCATCAACCACCCTTGCGCGCAAGCAAGAATGTGAGGTCGGTTCGACCCAATTGGGTTCGAATATGCATTCGAAAACGTGAGTGAACTGTGTTGATGCAGGTCAGTGGCCTAATCGAGACCCTTGCGGGCAAGCAGGTTTCTGGCTATCTCCCTATGTAGGGAGGTAGAGTCCGCGAACATGACGGATGCGACCCCCACGCGCGCGCAAAAGTTCGCGGCCCTCGTTGTGCCAGCGGCCGAGCGCGCCGGCTACACCGGTTTCGGCGCGAAGGCCCGCTTCGCCCGCGAAACCGGCATGACCGAGAGCAGCGTCACCCGCATGTGGCAAGGAAGCGCCGTACCCGACGCCCGGTTCTACGACGCAATCAGTCAAGCCACCGGCATCGAGCTGGGCACCCTCCTAGTGGAGGGTGGGGTTCTGTCACATGAATCGCTTCAGTCACTGTCCGAAACTGACCGATCGCAGGTACAGTCAGCACTCACCCCGGAAGAGGCGGCTGACCGTCTCGGCATCAACGACGACGTGGGGCGCGAGCTTTTCTACGCCACCATCGAGCGTCTGAAGCGTCTGGAATCAGACGATGCCGCCGATCGCTCCGACCGGGGAGGGACGGCAGCACAGATGTGATGCGGGGGTGCCTGATGGATCTTACGAGCGGCGCACGAGCCACAGCGGCGGCAGCGGCAGGGGTGATGCTCGGAGGCCTCGGGCTTACCCTTCACGGTGTGTGGCGCGATCAGGCCTCCCACTCGCTCGCCGGAGTCGTCCTCAGCATGATCGCGCTCACCATCATCATCCTGGCCGTAATCCACCGCTGGGTCACCGACACCAGGCTCGAACGCCAGGCCCTTGCCGCCGCCCAGCGCCTAGCCCAGACAGAGCGCGCCACCTACACCGCCGCGAAAGCGGCCCTGGAGAACGAGCAGGCCCGCCTCTACCGAGACCTTGCCGCCGACCGGGCCGCCGACACGCGGCGCCTCAAGGCCGAACGGCAGGCCATGGAAGACGAATTCGAGGACGCCCGCGCCGAGCTGTCGAACAACGCGATGGAGATCCTCGCCACCTGGATGGTGGGCGGCAAGGTTCGCCCGCCCGAGCGCCAGGCTGGCAACCTCATCCAGTTCCCTCGCCAGGAACCGAAGCGGGAGCGGGCACACGAACACGGTGCGGTCGGTCCCTGAACCCCGGCTCACCCACGAACGCAAGCCGGATGCGCGAGACATCCGCCCGGTTCCTCCCCAGCTTCGGCGCCCTGTACAGCCGGACCGTCACCACCTTCCGGATGATCTCCCGCTTCTGTTCGAGCGTCAGCCCCGGGAGCTCAGGCTCCGTGTCCGTCGCGGGACGCCCGTTCCACATTGCCTCCGGGTCCTGTGACTCCAGCATCTGCGCCACCAGCGGCGACACCCCGGTAATGTCCCGCAACTTCTTCCGCTCCGCCTCCAGTAGCGGCTGGACCTGCTCTTCCAGATCCGCGAGCGACGTCGCCGACAGTCGCATCCGCCCCGTCGCCGGGTTGACTGTGCGCGCCAGCATCCGAGCCTCCGCCAGCTGCTCCTCGTAGGCGCTCACGAGCCGCTGCGCCACATCCACCTTCTCGGTGACGTTCTCGGCGGTCGGGAACAGGGCGGCGCGAGCAACCGGCTTGTCGGCGAACCAAGCGAGCAGTGCCTCCTCGACGAAGGCATTCATCACGGGCTCGGCCATAGAGATGTGCCGAAGCGGCTCGCAGGCCAGATTCACATGGACGCGGTCCGGACGGGACTGGGCGCACAGCATCGCGTGATCCCCGCACTCGCCGCACAGCGCCAGGTACGTCAGCAGATGCGACACCTCGGTGCCGCGATTCGTTCGGCGGTTCGGGTCCGTCATCTTTGCCGAGACCCGGTTGAACATGGCCCTGCCCTGCGGTGTCTCCAGCCCGAGGATCGGGTCCCACGTGGCCTTGGTGTACGAGCCCTGGTGTGCGCGCTCCCCGAGGTAGGCGCGGTTCGTGAGCAGCGCGCGGATCGTGCTGAAGCTCCACGCAGCCCCGTCCGGGCGGGCCGCTTCCGGGGTTGCGTTCATCCACAGCAGCAGCGACCGCACGCTCTTGCCCGAGTCGATGTGCTGGAACGCCTTCAGAATGATGGGTCCTTGCACGGGGTGCTCATACTGGCGGATACACCGCTGACGCCCACCGACGTGCGCATACTCGCGGGCATACCCGAACGGGAGCCGACCGTGCGGCTTTCCTGCGCTGGCCTGCCGCACGGCTGTGCGCAGGTTGCGGTCCTGGATGGCGTCAGCTTCGTCCTCGGCATCGATGGCGTGCTGGGCGGTGGCCTTGCGGTCGTCGCGCCTGCTGAGGTCGTAGACCTGGCCGTTGTAGCAGAGCAGGACGTCGCGGGCCATGCACGCTTTGCGGAGGCGGAGGTAGGCGTCGAGGTCGCGGTAGTAGCGGGAGGCCTCGTAGGCGACGACAATGCGGCGGACGCCGGGAGGAGCGGGGTCGTTGAGGATGGCGGCGATGAGGTCCTCGTAGTTTCCGCGGATCTTCTTCGCGTGGCGGCTGGCGGAGAGGTCGGAGTCTTTGAACTCGCCGACGATGAGCCAGTCGTGGCGGTGGCAGAGCTCGCGCCCGGTGTCCAGTTGGTCGTCTACGGAGTCTCGTACCCCTGCGACGCCGGCGAACTCGTTCTCGCTGTTGCGGCCGTAGAGCCAGGCTTCGAAGCGGGGGCCGGGGATGACGAGGTGCAGGTATTCGGGCGCATACGGCATGCGGGAATGCTAGCCGCTTCTGGTGTCCCTAACCAGGTTTGTCGCCCCACAATCGTGATTACCGGTACCCGAGCTATGGGTGCGCGGCGGGCGGCCGGGGCGGGGAGATCTCCCTGACGAGGCAGAGCGTGTCGTCGAGGCGGGTGCAGAGGCGGGCGACGAGCAGGATCAGTCCGTCCGCGGGGAGTTGGGTGAGGTCTTCGGCGCGTGCGGATTCGAGGTCGCGGCGTGCGTAGTCGAGGCGGGCGAGCTGGAGGGCGGTGAGTTCGGGGCGCTCGGGGGTGGGGGGCTGCTCGTGCATGTGGATCCCTGTGCGTGTGGTGCCGCCAGCGCGCGGCCGTATGTGGATTAAGTGAAGATCATGTGTTGTGCACGTAATGATCGGCGCGGGTGTTGATCTATGCAACGCGCATGACACCGCCGCCTCCGAGTAATTACCGCCCCCGTTCGGGGGTGGCCTTCTGGCCGGGAAGTGATCAAGCGAATGTACCAACAGTGGTACAGACAATGATCACGTCCGCGGTCAGCGTGGACAAGTGCCAGCCGACCCCCTGCCCGAGTGGGTGCCCGTCGCCCGCCGCGCCATCGGGGACCGTATCCGGGCTGCCCGTACCGGCCGCAAACTGACGCAGGAAGCGCTTGCGGAAGCGACCGGACTCGACCGTAAGACGATCAACCGGATCGAGCAGGGCGCCCACGCGACCAGCGTTGATCACTTGCTGCTCATCGCTCACGCCCTCGACATTCCGCCCTCTGACCTGTTCCGGTAGCCGATCATTAAGACCGGATGGTCCAGAACGCAAATCCCTTGCCGCAGAGGCAAGATCGAGCAGTCGGGCATCCTGTCCGGCCGGTAGATCATCTTGGGTGGGTCGCCCCGCCAGCAGCAAGCGATCACGTGTCCAACTTGCGCCATGTCGTCTTCCCGCCACACAGACGAGCCCGCCGCCGGCGCACTGGCGTAGCGACGGTGGCGGGCCTCTGACGTAGGGAACGGGTTCGGGTCAGGCTGCCGCGACGAGCACGCCCGAGATCAAGGCTCGCGCCCGGTCCGCCAGCTCCTCATCGGCGACGGTGAACCGGCCGGCCACTACGCGGTGATGCCCGTAGTAGGGGCTGGCCAGGTCGGCGGCCCGTGCCATGTCGAGCGACCAGTCCGCCGAGGGGACGTCGATCGTGCCGGGCTTGAGGATGGTGCGGGAGCTGAAGCCGGTGCAGGCGAGCCAGCATGCAGCCCGCTGCTCGTCTGCGCCCTTCCACTCGCCGACGAATCCGTGCCGTGCGGCCAGGGCGAACAGGTCGCCCGGCTCGTGCACGTTGCCCTCGATGGGGATCACGCCGAGGACGGCGGTGAGCCCGCCGTCCGTGGTGGTGTAGGCGAGGACGCACCTGCTGCTGGTCTCCCAGTCGTGAAGGAACGGGAAGATCGTGACCCGCCCGCGCCCCTGCATGTCCTTTGCCATCCTCGCTGCCTTTCTCCGGGGTCGGCCCCCGCCACTGTAGGGCGAGGGCCGACGTGCTACTGCGGGATCTGGTCGACGTCAGGCGCTGTAGTCGCGGCCGTCATCGCTGTCGCCCGTGGGCGGGTTGCCGCCCTTGCCGTCGTCCTCGTCTCCACCGCCGACGGCGAGTAATGCCTGGGTAAGGGCGTCTTCGAGCATGGGATCACTCCTTTGTGACCGTGAGGTCAGGTGGTTCCTGGCCTCGGTTGTTCACCCGTCCCGGGGCGTCGTTGCCGTGGCGGGGCGGGAGTCTTGGGGCGGCCGTGGCATGCGCAGTCGCAGTGCACGGCCATCAGCGGCGCCTCCCACGCGGGCGCGCCCTTGCGTCGGTACGCCCGGGTACCTGCACACCAGGCGTGCTCCCTGATGCCGCACTCGTCGGAGGTCGTCACTGATCCTCCAACTGCGCCCACAGGCCGTGTTTGTCGTCGGTTTGGCCGTGCGTGCAGGCGAGGCCGTGGATGATGCGCCAGCCAGGGCCGTGGCTGTGGAGCAGTGGGAGCGGGTCTGTGCCGGTGGCGGTGAGCTTCAGCCGGGGCCCGGCGGTGGAGATGGTCATTTCGATGACCTCGGGTCCTGCTCCGAGGACGGCCACGAATAACTCGTGTGCGACCTGGGGGGCGTCCGGGTGTGAGGCGCGTTCCCGTATCCAGTGGCGGACGTGGGCGGCTTCAACTGCGTGGCCTTTGAAGGCCCTCGTCCATGATCTTCCGGATTCGGACACGGCTGTCCCTCACGACCAGTAGCTATCCGAGTACAGGTACTGCTTATCTGTACTCAGATTGTCGCGGAGGTTGGCATCAGTCAAGGAGTCGAGGGCACTATGTGTACTCAGATTGAAACGATCACGAGGAGGCGTGCGGTCGTGGCACAGCCCGAATACCTGCGGATCGCCGCCCACCTGCGCACCCGCATCACCTCAGGCGAATACGGGCCCGGCGACCAAATCCCCACCCTCACCGAACTCTGCGCCCACTACGGCGTGTCAGAGACCACCATCCGCTCCGCACTCCGCCTCCTCGCAGGCGAGGGACTCATCGAGACACGAGCCCGAGCAGGCACCCGAGTTCGGCCCAGACCGCCGATCCACCGCATGGCTGCCGACCGCTACCGGACCGTGCCAGGCCGGAAAGCGACCCCGTACACCCGGGACCAGAACATCGAGTGGGCTGAGTACCGGCTCGACAAGCGGTTCGAGCGCGTAGTTGCAGACGCTGAAGTTGCCGCGCTGTTCGAGGCTGAGCCCGGCTTGGAACTCCTCGCCAGACACTTCGTGTTCCACGACAACGGTCAGCCCACCCAGATGTCCACGTCCTACGTCCGCTGGTCAGACGTCGGCGGGACCCCGGTCGCCGACCCCATCCATGAGCCCTGGGCCGGCGGCACCCGCGCGCAGTTGGCGACGCTCGGCATCCGCGTCGTCCGCATCACCGAGTCCTTCACCGCGGGCATGCCGACCGAGGTGGAGGCGGCGACATTGCGGATCGGTTCCGGGATCCCTGTGCTGCGCTACACGCGCCGGCACATCGCCGACACCGGGCGGGTCGTCGAGGTTGCGCACCCGATCGTGCGCCGCGGGGACACCACGCTCGTGGATTTCGTCATCGATCTGGATGAGTGAGCCGGGGGTGTGCGCCGATATCCTGGGTGCATGTCCCCCACCTCCCCGGCTGCTGGCCCGGCACGTCCTGCTGCCGTGGTGAATGCGGCGATTCGGGCTGTCGTGCGTGGGGCGTCCGGGCGTGGGTGGACGCAGGCGGAGCGGGCCCTGTATCGGCTGCTCGTCGAGGAGTGGATGGCGGCGCAAGGGGCGCTGGTCGAGGTGGCGTGACCGCTTTCGCGGTACTGCGAAAGTGATGACTGTTCCCAGGTCAGGCTAGTTTTCACGGGGCTCCGCGAAAACCTCCTCCTGCTGACCGGAGTTTGGCCGCGGCGATCATGTGGTCCCGGCAGGAGTCCAGCCAGCGAGGGCCGGCGGGCGTGGTGACGGTCGTCGCCGCCACACTGGGCGCGCCGCAGGTCGAGCAGGGCAGGCCGTAGCGGGTGCGGGCGTCCGCGGTGCGGACCGTGGCGGGTGCCGGGGCGAGGGTGGCCGGTTCGATGGCGAGGGTGCGCAGGAGGGCGGTGTCGTCCACGGCTGCTCCTCTCCCGGGGGTACGGGTGTCTCTGGCAGCGTACCGCCGTAATGCCGTATGCCTCCCGTGGGGAGCCGGGAGGCGCGGCGTCACACGTCGATGGAATCCAGGTACGGGCGCGCCCGCTCTGGGATGGGGCGTGGCATGGGGGGTTCGAGCCCCGATTTGCGGATGTAGCCGACAAGGCTCCGCCGGTCCACGACCAGCCACGAGATCGCCGCGCCCTGTCCGGTGATCTGCTCCTGCTGGCCGGTGATCTGGACCTGCTGCCCGGCGATGTCCTCCTTGAGATCGTCGATGCGTTCGTTGAGTGCAGTCTTGATCTCGGTGAAGTCGTCGCGCTTTTCCTGCCGCTTCGTGCGTCGTGCGGACCGGGCGGAGACGACACCGCCCACCGCTGCGACGACTGCCATGCCTGCCTGAACCCAGGTGTCTACGCCCATTACTCGACTCGCACTCTCTTCACACGGGGCGGCTCACGCCATCCCGCAACAACCAGCACGGGAACAGCGATCACAGCCCACACCGCGGCAGACACCCACCCCCTCGGGAAGTCCCCCTGAAGCCAGGAGGACAGGTAGGACAGCATCCACGGCAGCACGATCAGCGGAAGTGCGAGGAACCCGGGCCAGTCGAGGCCCTGCGGCACCCACGCGGAGGCAACCGCGATCAGCCCGGCCGTGATCCACAGCCAGCCCCACGCCTGCAACGGCATGACCTGAATCGCCAGAGTCAGGCCCCGCTGGTCAGGCTGCGGAGAAACGAGCTGCGCGTACCCGTACAGAGCCCACACCGTGCCGTAGCACAAGAGGATTACGCCGCGGCGGCCCAGCATCCTGCCCAGCCGCCGGACCGCCCGGCACATCAGGCTGCCGACTTCGGCGACACCTGGCCGCGCGTCACCAGGCCAAGGACCGCCAGAACACATGCGTTCAGGGCGCCCACCGTCTCCGCAGAAACGTTCAGCCCGTAAGCGGCGAGGAGCGCCACCGCCGCGGCGACGAGGCCGGTGAACGCGGACGGGGCGATCGGCCGGGTGATCGCAGCGGTGGCAGCGGCGAACACCGCGGAGACGACGGCGACGATCGCGCCGGCCTGCTCGGCGGTGAGGCCGAAGCCGAAGCTCACGACGAGGGACAGTGCGGCACTGACGGCCGCGAGGATGAGAGCGGGCTCTCTGCCGAAGATCTTCACTGGTGTCCTCACTTCGATTCGAGGGCAGCGATCCGCTGGCCCTGCTCGGTGACGGTCTTCTCCAGGGCGGAGAGACGCTCCTCGACGGTGGGCTTGGGCACCGGCGGGGGTGTGGTCGGCGGCGGGGTCGTCTTCACCGGCGGCGACCACGACGCGGGGTGCCTCAGCCGCTCGTCGACGTCCGCCCGCAGCTGGCCCATGGTGAAAGCGAACTTTCCGCGGGTGCCGTAGCCTTCGACGGGGCCGAGCGGGTCGACCTTGCCCTCGACGCTGGTCTCCAGGTGTCCGGCGACGGAACCCGAACCCCACTTGTGGAACCGGCAGATCGCTGCGTTCCAGCGGACCCAGGTGTCGTACTGGGCGCGCGTGTACGTGTCCTTGTTGTTGCCGAGGTTCTCGGTCTCGATGCCGTACAGGCAGTCGTTCCCGTCGACCGTGGACGTCTTGTTCTGCCTCGGCAGGGGCGTCTCGGCGGTGATCGCGTCGATCACGTTGGATGCAGCGAGCCCGGCGTGGTTGGCGCGGTGGCAGGACACCAGCACCGCGATCCCGCTCTTGGGCAGGAACGTGTGGCACAGCGGCGCAGGGAGATTCGGGGCGCCGCCCGTGGTCACAGCCGTCAGCGAATTCGACCCGGCCGTGTGGTGGTTGAGCACCCCATGCACCGGGCCGAAGGGTTTGCCGGTCGCGGCGTCCCGGCCGCGCGTCGTCCACCCATCGAACTCCGTGTACTTCACGCCCTCCGCTTTCAGGGCGGCCCGCCACTCGGCTGCGGTCATCGGTGTTGCCATGTCATTCCCTCCGTCAGATAGCAGGCAGTACGAGGTAGCCCTGCACCCAGAGATTCCCGGACGCTGCCACCACGCTGGTCGGGTTGAGCGCCGCACTGCCGGCCGCCCCCGAGTACAGGTAGATGTAGGAGTGGTCGAACCCGGCCGAGACGCCTGCTCTCAGCCCTGTCCTGGCGTAGGTCTCATCGACGGTGACCGTGAGCGATGACACCTGCACTGCCCCGACGGGGTGGAGTAGCTCCAGGTAGGCGTCGTGCGTCACGACGCCAGTGCAGCCGGACGGTGTGTGGCCGCTGTCGGTGATGACCGACCACCCGGCACCGGTGTTGCGCAGCGCGCAGGAGATCAGCGCGAACCGGGTGCCGCCCTCCGTCACCAGCACATCCGCCCCCGCCGTCGCCGCGGGCCGGGCCGCCGTCGGCGGCGTGACCAGCAGCAGCCCCACCGCCGCCAGCAGCACGCCCGCCGCCCGGCGCAGCCCCGCCATCAGGCGACCCTCGTCAGACGCAGCCACGAATCCGCGTACAGCGTGGTGGCGGTAGCGGACGATGAAGCCTGTGCCCACCCCACACTGAACGTCCCCGCCGTCGCGCCCATACGGATCGTGCCGTACATGAACAGCGTGAGCAGTGCCGATGTGCCCAGGCAGCCGTAGGTGCGGGCCACCCCCAGCTCGTTGGATTCGGTGCGCACCATGTAGCCGAGCGCGCCCTGCGTATCGGTCTGCAAGGCAGGGGCGGCGGTGGAGCCGACGACGGTGGAGCCGACGCCGTGCGCCCCCCATTCGCCAACGGCGAGGCTGGGCGCCGTCCACTGGATCCCGAGGTCCGCGGCCGCGAGCCCGGAGTACTTGATCCAGCCCTCCCCGACGTAGACGGCGTTTGCCTCCAGGTCGAGGAAGAGATGATCGTCGGCTGTGACGCTGGTGGTCGCAGTGCGCGAGGTGTCGGCAGTCTTACGGACGGTCAGCGGCAGCATGCTCCGCAGCAGGCTTCCGGTCAGGCGCTGACCGCCTGCGGGCTGCGGGTAGTACTCGGCCACGATGCTTCCTCCTTACAGGGCGATGTAGGTGGGGTAGGCGAGAGACACCGAAGTGCCTGCGGCGTGGGATTTGACGACGCCGTTGATGCCGCGGGTGACGTTCAGAACCTGGGGATTCACCACGGCCAGGTCGTCGTAGCGGACCTGCGGGTTGACGTTGGTGTTCGCTGCCGAGGCGATCGACCGGAAGCCGAACAGGGCCGCGCTGCCGAGCTGGGTGTCGGTGGCTTCGATTTGCCAGCCCGGGAACTCGGTCGTCCCGGCAGTCCACACTTTGGCCTTCAGGGAGGTGCCCGACACCACGAACCGCAGCCGCAGGAATGTCCCCGGGACGTGGGTGAGTGATGTGGTGTAGGTACCTAGGGATGTCTCGACGTCGTTGATCCGCTTGCGGAATTCGAGGTTCACGCCGTTGGCCGTCGTGAATTCGACGCGCGCCATGTAAAAGTTCGCGCCGTCGATGTACCGGCCCAGCAGCCCGCCATAAAGGCTGCCGCCGGTCGCCGTCGCGGACGTTGTGATGCTGACGTAGGCATCCACTTGCGTCCGCAGGAAGTCGGTGAAATTCCGTCGGGAGATGTCGACCGTGGTCAGCGTGTGCGACCCGTACCCAGAGCCGACCGCGAAATCGGTCGCGGTCCCGCCGCCGTTGCCCCACGACTGGCCTGTGTCCGACGTCCCCCACCCCGACGACACCGACCGGGTGAAAGTGTCGGTCAGCCACGGATCCGTCTCCGTCAGCCGCACCACCTCGCCGCCCAGCCGCAGATCAACGGGCATGTCGGCAGGGTCGGTTGTCCACAGCATCGTCTGGCCGGCCGACGGCACCACCACCATCGTGGTGTCCGACGAGCCGATGCCAGACATCAGCTCCGACCCGTCGATGTCGATCCGCACGTTGTTGCTGTCGAGGTTGCCGACCTGGTTGTAGGCGGCGGCCGGCAGGCAGGTGAACGTGATCTCGTGGACGAACCGGTTCAGCGACCTGTCGACGCCGACGATCAGCTGGTCCACGGTGTCCGGCGCCAGCCACGAAGGCATGCCGGTGATCTGCATGCGATCGCCCATGCGCAGGCCGAGGATCGCCCGCTTCAGCTCCGGCGTCATGGAGGGATGGGCCAGGTTGACGCTGATCTTGGGGTAGCGCTCGCTGTCCACCGTGCCGAGACGCACCCGCCACGCCGCCTGATCCCGCAGCGTCGCCGCATCCGTAGACGCGAGGTTGAGTTCGACACCCGACGTCTCCCCGTACACGCCGACCCTGTCCGTACCCAGCGCGCCCGTCGTCTCCGTGTACGTCTGCGAGACGCCGTTCACGGTGACGACGACCTGGTTCTGCACGTACCGGTCATCCGACAGCGGAACCGGAACGTCAGCCAAGTTGAACCCGGTGTACGACAGAACGAGCGCCGGGTCCTGCCCGTACAGCGACGCCCGTGTCCGATAGCCGAGCCCGAGCCGATCCGTCGATTCGTACAGGAACCCGCCGTCCGCCGCCTCACACTCCCGCAACAAGGCCAGCAGATTCTGCCTGCCCTGCGGCCCCATCAGCACTGTGTCGTCCAGGTCGCCGATCCACTCGAACGCCACCGCCGTCTCCCCGCACAGCCGCTGCATCCGCCGGCCGGCAGCCTCACCCTCGGGCTGAATCGCCCGCCCGATATCCGTGATGTCTGTGATCGTGTTCTGGAGCAGCAGATGCCCCGCCGACCCACCCGTGAGACCTGCGCTCTGGGCGAGGGTGGCGGGGGCGAGAGCCATGGAGATGACGCGGGAGATGCTGGTGGAGCCGATCGTGATCGATGCGGAGTCCGTCATCCCCGTGTCGATGTCGAGGACCCGCAGCGTGCACGTGATCGTCGTGGAGGCGATCGAGTTCTCCAGGGAGACCCGGACGCGTCGGCCGCGGACGTCCATCGTGGTGGAGTTCGACGCGCCGAACGTGGCTTCGTCGCCGTCGCGGAGCAGGATGGTCAGGGTGCCGGGGGCACCGTAGGAGCCGAGGCCGCCGGGCGGGTTGTTGTAGTGGATGTCGAAGTAATTGAGCAGGCTCGCGCCCGCCGCGACTTCGGCAACCCTCATCCGGGCCACCACGTCCAGGTCGGAGAACCCTGCCTTCGGGACTGAGAGCAGGAACCGCATCTGGTACTGCGTCAGCGCGCTGATGTCGTAGCGTGCGATGCCGCCGGTGAGGGATGCCACGGTGAGGGTGGGCAGTGGGTCGGAGGCGCCGAACCCGGTGTAGGAGGCGAGGCTGGGTGTGCCTGTCCAGGTCATGGAAGAGCCGCTGACCAGCGCTGATTTCAGTTCGGTGGACCCGGTGGGGTCCTCGCACGGCCAGTACGCCACCAGCCCGGTCAGTGGGGGGTCGGTGACCGCCCTGTAGAGGATCGAGTGTTCTGGGGTGGGGCCTTGAGCGAGGCGCTGGAGGATGCCGTTGACGGTGACGTCCGTCCAGACTTTGTTACCGGATGTGTCCCAGTTGGGTGCCCATTCGGACGTTTCGCCCCAGATCAGGTACTGCTTGCCGCCGTTGCCGTCCGGTACTGAGACGCGGATCTGGGCGTTGCGCCAGGTGAGGATGTCGTAGTAGTCGCCGTTGGGATTCCGGGGGGAGAACCGGCCGTCGGCGTTCTTCAACTCCAGCGGGCAGTCTGCGGCTTGCGCCTGCGAGCCGCCGTCACGGATGCCCGACGTAACGCCGATGCGGCCGTTGTCGTCCCAGACCAGAGTCCGGTCCGTGATGTCGACCCACGCCCCGTTGACGAGCAACTCCACCTGCGCGGGCTGCCCGTTGGATGCCTCGCCGGACGCGCCAAGGGGGCCCGGGGCGCCGCCCATGCGGCGCTGCCAGGCCATGACCCGTGCGGCGACACTTCCCGGCATCGGCTATTCGTCCCAGCAGACGAAGCACGTCATGTTCACGGCGCCACCGAACGTGGCGCGCACACGCAGGAACCGGGACACTGCGACGATCGGCCGTTCGTCGGGCATCCACTGGTAGTAGTAGTTGATGTCCGTTGAGCCAGCCGTCGAAGGGACGAGGTTCACGTCGAACGTGCGCGACGCGGTCGTCGCGCCCTCGGCAGTGGCGGTGTAACCGGTCGCGCTCGTGCCCAGCGTGAGCAGCGATGCGGGGGCGTTCGGGTCGACCGGCTGCAGGCCGGCCGCGACGTGTGCGGTGACGGTGGCGGCGACGTCCGTCTGGATCAGTTCCACCTGCCCGGCCGACGAAGGAACCGCGTCCAGGGTGAAGCCCCAGCTGATCAGCTGGATCTGCCGGGTGCTGGGTGTGGCGAGCTGAAGCATGGTCTTGATCGCCGTGCCCGTGGTCACCTTCTGCTGTGCGGCAGTCGTGGGCATCGGCCCGTTATAGATCTTGTACCGGTGCACTCCGTCGTCCCTTCTACCTGCCGCGAGGCGGCTTGAGTGTGGCCTCGATCGAGCCGATGGCCTTGACCCTGCGGCGGCCGGTCTCCACCCACAGCTCGCCGAAGTCCTTCTCGCCGATCCGGACCTGGATGACGATCGGCTGCTCAGAACCGCCGTGCGCAGCCGCGGGCGCAGCAGAAGCAGCGGCAGCCCGGCGCGGGGTGTTGAGCATCGACGACCACGGTGCCGCCGTCTTCCTCCGTGAGTCCGGCCCCGACCACACCCGGGAGCCGACGGGCAGGTCCAGCAGTTCCGGCTCGTGCTCGCCCACCCACGTCAGCCCGTCCCGGATACCACCCGACGCTGCCGCGCCCACGATCCCGCCAGCGGCTTTGCCGCCGAGCCGCTTGTTCAGGGACTTCGCCAGGCTCGACATGGTCCTCTCCAGCCGGTCCTGCGACGCCTGGAGCTTGTTCGTCGCCGTGGTCTGCGCCTTGATTGCCGCCCCGTACACGGCCGTCGACGTGGTCTGCCCAGCCGTCTTCGCCGCGGCCGCGATCTGCGACTGAAGGCTGTTGGCGGTGCCGATCTCCGACGACGACGCGCCCAACAGCGCGCCCGCCGTCTCCAGCCCGCCGCCGCCGATACCGGCCTCGGCGATCTGCTGGATGAGATCCGCGCGCAGACCCTTGCCCTGCAAGCCCTTCAGCGCGCTGGAGAACGCGGTCGCCTTGTCCCGGGACGCGATGAGGCCGCCCATGATGGACTGCACCGACACCTGGTCGTCGCCGCTCTTCGTGATCGACGACGCGCTGAGGACCCCGGACTTGACGCTGCCCGACAGCTGCGACGCCGACGACCGCAGGTCGTTCAGCTTCGACTTCGCCCCATCCAAGGCTTTGTTCACCGAGGTCAAAGACTTCTCGTGCGCGATCAGCTTCTTACCGACCGCATCCAGAGCGTGCAGCAGCCGGGCCTCCGCGGCACCCGACGACTTGTCCTTGATCCGAGAGCGGACATCGGACAGCGTCGCCGTCAGCGACGACATATCCGACGGCGACGACAGGCCCTTCATCTGGCTCTTCGTCAGGCCGCCCTTCGCGAACCACTCCACCTGCCCGCCAAGGATCCCCACTGTCTGCTCAGCAATGTCCCGGGACCTGCCGCGCTTGGCCGGGCTCAGCGGGATGTACGCCTCGCCGCCGGTCTCCGGCTCCGCCCACATCCGGAACGTGGGCTGTGCGATCTGCGCGACATGCTGCTCCATGCCGCCGTCCGCATACGAGCGGCCGCGGTAGATGTTGCCGTCCGCCGACCGGCCCGCCGTCGACCCCAGATACGTGCCAGACGCCGGCCCGCCCGGCTTCCCCTCGATCCGGTACTTGGTGACGACGTAGGTCGTCGCCGACTTTCCGTCGATCTTGTTCATCGCCGACGACACCGCGCCGATTGCACCCAGCGCTGTGCCGTTCGCGGTGTACACCTTGGTCCGGCCGTCGGGGAGCTGCTCGGTCTTCAGGCCGACCGCATTCAGCGCGGCGATTGCCGCACCGTTCAGCGTGGACACCGTGACTTCCTTCGAGCCCGGTGTCGCCTGGACCGCAGAGCGCACCTCCTGAAGTCCGGCGATCGCTTGGTCCTTCTCCGCCTTGACCAGTGTCTTGATCTCCGACGGTGTGCCGAGCAGGGTGTTGACGTACTCCTGCGCTTTCTTTTTGTTCCCGTCGAATGCGTCCACCGCGAGCCGCATCATCGTCTCGCGGAGCTCGCTGCTCTTCTTCGACATCGACGCGAACGAGTCCCCGGCTGCGACCCCGGTGGCAATCAGTTCGTCCTGGGCCTTCGCGGCCGCCGACATGGCCTGCCCGTTGGCCTGGCCTGCTGCGGTGTCGAGGTTGAGGGTGGCGCCGTGTTCTTTGAACGATGCGGTGAGGGCGTCGAGGCTGGCTTCGAAGCCGATCTGTGCGTCGTAGGCGCTGCGGTTGACGTCGTTGAGTGCGATCAGCGACTGGCGCAGTCCGTCCGCGCTGCCCTTTTGCGCGTCGAGGGTGGCCTGCGTTGCCTGTGCTGCTGACCCGAATCCGCCCATCGCCTGGGCTGCCATGTCGGTTTCGAACTTGACGTCGGCCTGTGCATCCCGGTAGCCGGTGGTGGCCTCGTCAAGTTCCTTCAGATCGCCGCCGCCTGCGATCCACGCTTTGCGGAGGATCTCGTACTGGGCTGCGGCTTCCTTGGTGTGGCCGGAGCGGACGTTGTCCGCCATGACTTTGTCCCAGGCGGCGACGTTCTCCTTGGCTTCGGAGATGCCGGGCCCGGTCGCGATCCCGATCCATGATCCGAAGTCGCTGACCATGGTGAGGATCTTGTTGTCGCTGGCGCCCTTCGACACCATCGCGATCGACTTCGCCATGTCGTCCATGTGCGTCGACAGTTCGCCGGTGACTTTGCCGGTCGTGGCCAGGGTGTTGAGGCTGGTGGCGAGCTTGTCGACTGCCACCGTGGCGTCATCGTCGGTCAGCTTGTGCATGGCCAGCGCGAGACCGCCGACCACACCCACGGCGAGGGCGGCCCGGCCACCGGTGGTGAGCGTGTTCAGCGCGGCGTTCATCCCTGCGATGCCGCCACCCGCAGCGACGCTCGCGGCCTTCAGCGCGGCGATCTTCGCACCGAGGTTGGCGAAGCCACCCGCGAGCGCACCGACCCCAGCACCCGTCAGCTTGATCAGCTTGAAGGCGGCATAGATCGACATCAGGTTGCCGACCAGCTCCGGCGGCACCGACGCCACCAGCTTCGCCATCGCATTCACCAGCGTCAGCAGCCCCGGCCCCGCCTGCGCCGCACCCTGCAACAGGTTCGACACCGCCTCGCTGACGTTGGTCAGCAGCTCCTTCACCGCCGGACCCTGCTGCCGCGCATACTCGAAGAACGAGGCGATCGGGCCGTGCGCGTTCCCCTCCGACAGAGCACGCGAAAAGCTGATCGTCTTGTCGATCGCGGACTTCAGCGCATTGTTCGCGAAGTCGCTGACCTTCTCCGACAGCGCGTCGAAGCCGGGCGAGTTCACCGCCCCGCCAGCCACCGTCACCAGCCGGTCCAGCTGCGACGCGGCGCCCTTCGCCATCGGGGTGAGCTTGGGGATGATCTGGCCGAGGACCGCGAAGCTCTTCTCGACGGGGATCATCGTGAAGTCGGCCGTCTGGTCCGAGAACGCCTTGAACTGGTCCCTCAACCCTTGCCAGGCGACCGACGCCCGCTGCGTTGCCACCGGCATCCCGGCGAGCGTCTGCTGCTGCGCGAGCGCCGCGGCGGCAGCCTGCTTCGAACCGCGCCCGAACTTGGCCACCGAGTCCGCGTACTTGTCCTGCGCTTTCGCCGCATCGCCGAGGTGCCCGATCTGCGGGATCACCGCAGCACCGAACGCAGCCATCGCCAGCCCGGCCGCACCCGCCTGCACCGCGATCGGCGCCAGCGACGCAGCAACCGGCACGGCAGCCGGCGCGAGGGAGAGGAGCGACGCCCGCACGTCGACGAGCGCCTTCGACAGCACGCCGGACGACCGGTTCATGTCCCCGGCCGCCGTGGCGAACCGGCCGTTCATGTCACGGATCCGCCCGTTGACGTCACGAAAGCCCTGCGCCGTCTGGTTATTGACCCGGACTGTGATCGTCACGTCGTCAGACATCGTCTACCTCCCCTCCGCTCCCGCGCCCACCACCGAGCTCCTCAATCGCCACGAGGCGCAGGAGCTCGGTGTCCTCCTCGTACAGCTGCGATGGCAGGCACCCGAACCGTTCGCACAGTCCGAGCAGCCACCGCGCTCGCTTTAGCTCGCCAGGCTCTCCGACAGTGCTTCCATCGGGACGGACTCCACCAGGGACGGCTCGCCAGAGAGCGAGCTCTCCGGCAAAGGGTCGGCATCGTGGACCCCGATGAGGGCCTGCACGTAGGCGTTCTGGAGCGCGCGGATCAGGCCGTGGTCGCAGGCCTTCGCGCCCTCCTCAGTAGCGGGCACCGCCTCGCCGTCGACGGTCAGGTTCCAGGAGACGAGACGCTCGAAGAACCGCTGCATGCTCGCTGCCGCGTTGTCGCCTTCGCCGCCGTCGAGCCCGGTCGCGGCCATGTACTCGCCGATACCCATACCGCGCACGCGCGCTTCGGCGCCGTGGTACTTGTGTCCCGGCTCGAACCGGATGGTGATGGCGCGCACGCCAGCGTCGAATCCCATGCGCTGCTCCTCAGGCCCAGGTCGGGACGGTGCCGTCAGCAAGCGCGCCGGGCGCACTCCAGGTAAGTTCGCCGCTGTCGGAGCGGGTGAGCTGGTAGTCGGAGAACAGGAGTTCGCCGGCGAGGGTGACGCCGTTCACGGTGTTGGTGCAGGTCCGGTTCACGCTGGTGGACGGCACGGTGCGGAACACCAGGTGCGAGCCGGTCGCGTTGAACACGCCGTTGTAGGTGACGCTCATGTCGGCGAGGAGCAGAAGCCGCTCGTTCGCCGACTTGTCCACGCCGGTGATGTCCTGCACACCCCTGGGGGTGCTCAGCTGCCAGTTCGTGACGTCGTTCCGAATGTCCGTCGGCGTACCTGCGCTGGTGTCCACCGACAGTGCCGTCTGGCCGAGGCCGCTAGCCTTCGCCATGGCCGATCACCCCTTCTCGATCTCGTCTGCAATCGCCTGCTGATGCGTGGCGAAGTCGTCCAGCCAGTTGTCCGGGCTGTGATGCACCCGCGTCTTCGTGCCGCGCGGGTTGCCGCGGTAGTCGCCGTCCCGGACCACGTACAGCGGCGGCCGGTCGGACACCCGCACCCGGTGCAGCGACGCCCGCAGGCACGGCTGGCCCGGCTCGAACACCAGGTACGTCTCGCCCTCGGCCGGCTTCTGCACCGTGTACTTGCGGCCCGAGTTCTGCACCGCGTGCAGTACCTGCGGTTCGAGTCCCTCGACGCGGACCTGGAACCCGTCGCGGTAGTAGCCGCAGTCAGCTTCGGCGCAGGTCGCGGGCCGGAAGTGCGAGGTGAGCGGGGAAACGACCGAGTACGTCTTGTACGCCTCGGGGCCCATGAGGGGCTGGATGCGGTTCATCAGAAGACCACTCCCGCCGCCTCGTTCTTGATCACGTTGACGGAGAAGGTGAGGCTGGTGAACCCGCCGGTCGTCACCGTGCTGGCCCGCAGGTAGCGGCGCAGCGTGGCCGTGTTCGACAGCGCGATCCGCTCCGCGAGCGGCGCGCCCCCGGTGATCTGGGTGAAGTTGAATCCGGCGACGTCCGCGAAGCTGACGTTGTCCGCACTGTCCTGGATCTTCACCGTGACGTCCGTGCCGGTGAACGCCGACACCTGAAGGTAGGCCTGCCCGCCGAACGCAGCCGAGGCGAGGGTGTCGAGGCCCGTGCCGTTCGTGGCGGCGCTGTCCGTGCGCAGTCCGGCAGTGAGCTGCTGTCCCCACTCGATGCCGTAGCCGTTCGACTGCCCGCTCACGGCGAAGGTGAGCATGCCGTCGTCAGCGCGGGTGGGGTCGTAGTTGACCTGCTTGCCCACCAGTGATGCGGCCGGGTCGCCGAGCGTGGTGCCGCGGCAGTAGGTCAGGATCACGTCCGTGCGGGGCAGTGTCGCCAGCTTCTCGTGCGTGGCGCCGGTGACCGCGACGTGGTTGTGGAACGCGGTGAACTCGATGGCGCCGGACCGCAGTCCGCCTTGCCGCTCCATCGCGCTCTTGTTGATCGCGGTGAAATTCAGCAGCGCGGGACCGCCACCGATCGTGCCGAGCTGCTGGATGTCGCCGCTCGCGTCGTAGCCGTGGATGTACAGCGCATCCCCGAGCCCGCCTGTCTTCGCCACTACGGGGCCTCCGTCCACAGGTCGTTGATGATCAGGGGCACGGTGAGCGTGGCCACCCTGTACGTGGTGCTGTCGAAGCGGGTGAACCCGAACGCCGCAGACAGCGGGGTGCCGTGCGCGCCGAGCACGTCGACGTTGCGAATCGTGTCGCCGAGCGTGAAGTCCGCGAACAGGGCGCTGATGAGCTGGTCGACCGCGCTCGTCACGGCGATGTCCACGTCGTTCTGCGGCTCCGTGTCTGCGGGCATGAACACCCGGCCCGCGAGTTCCAGGCGGCCCGTGCCCGCAGCGACACCAGACCCGGCAGGGATCGGCGCGACTCGCGTCACCCACACCGCGTAGATCAAGCCGCTCCCGGGCGCGGACACTGGCTCGTGCCCGAGCACCTGCTCGAACACGCCGAGGGCCTGTGCCTGCGACATGACCGCGCTGCGGTAGGCGAGGAGGTCAAGAGACACGGGCGATCACATCCTGCCCGTATAGCGGCGCAGCAGCCGTTCGCCGATGCCGCGCTTGCGGGAGTTCAGCTCATGCCTCGTGCGGATCCAGTGGTCGTAGCCCTTGAATTTCGTCACCGGGTAGTTCCTGCTGCCGATGCCGGCCAGCCACGGCCCGTACACGACCCTGCTGTCCCAGATCGTTCGGCCGTCGACGACGACGCAGCGGGACTCGTAGTAGCCGGTCGGGTTGCGGAACACTGCGCGCATCTCACGCTTGAGGATGTTGAGGCCTTCCTCGGCGAGGTCGCGTTCCAGCCGGTCCACGTACTGGTTGGCTGCGATCCGGGCGCGCCCGTCGAAGATCGGGCCGCGGCTGCTGGTGGAGACGTCGAGTCGCATCAGACGCTCCGCATCCGGGCCTTGCGGCCGTGGCTGGTGTACACGCGGGCACGCAGATCAGCGAGCCCCTTGCCGCTGGTCTCCCGCTCGTTCTCACCCGAGCCCGCCGTCCGCGCGTACCCGGACCGGCCTTGCAGCAAGTCCACCAGCGCCTCGGCCACGCACAACTGCCGGACCGGCCCGGGTGCCTGCCACTGCTGCACAGCGGTTCCGCTGGTGTGGGTGGCGGCCGTCGTGCCGAGCGCACCGCGGGCCACGGTGAGGATGCGGGGCGCGTAGATCGCCGAGTCGGCGTGCGCAGCCAGGACGCTGCCATCCCACGCCCGGATCACGGAGATCGTGTTTCCTGCGATCTCCGTGATGAGCATGCGTTCGGAGTCGCGGAGGATGACCTCGCCGACCGCGTAGGCGCCGCCGTTCGCCGCGCCGATCGAGACATCGGAGTTGTCTTTGTTCATCGAGTCGCCGAAGCCCTGCCCCGTATCGAGCTGGGACCGCCCGGTGACGACCATGCGTTCGTCGTCGATACGGAGCAGCGAACCGACACCCAGCGCCGCGGATGCCGGGCCGTCAACGGTGATGGTCGTGGCGGTCGTCGAAACCACCGGTGCGGCAAGCGTGCCCACCGAAGTCTCGTCGTTGCGGTAGCCGAACAGGCCGGTCACCGCGATGTCCTGCTGGTAGGTGTCGCCGCCGCCGAACGAGGCGTCGCTACCGAGGTTGATCTCGATACGCGTGTACGGGGGTTCGGCCCGGTCATCAGCCCGGCGCAGCAGGTAGTCACCCGGGGCGATAGCCGTCCCGCCGCTGGTGAGGGAGGTGACGGAGATGAGTTCGTTGCTGTCGAGCCGCAGAATCCACGGCGTCGCCCCAGCACGGGGCGGCCAGTCGAACCGCCGCGTCTCCACCACCGGGTAGAACACCCGGTGCGTCAGCCCGTGCACGGCCTCGGTCGCATCGGCCAGCGCGCGATCAATCCGGGTGTTGCTACGCGCAGTCTCCCGCACGTCCAGCTCAGCCTTGATCTCCTCGCGGGTCGCATAGAACGGAGTACTGCTCATCTCTGTCACCTCCTCTCGTCAGTCGATTGGGTAGCGGTCAGGCCTCAGAGCCGTCGGTCTCCGACATGCCGGCCGCCGGGCCGCCACCCGTCCCACGGGCAGAAGAGGCCTTGGCCGTCGCCGCCTTCTTCGAGCGGCTCCCCGTCGTTCGGGCAGGCGACGGGCTGTCGCTGCTGCTCGTCCCGGGCGAGCTCGGCTCCTTCTCGGAGGATGTCGATGAGCTGGTACCAGCTGATACGTCCTCACCCCCCTCCGCGTCGGCGGCCGCGTTGCTCGGACCGCCGTGAACGGTGATCTTCGCCATGTCCTCGCCTTCCTCCTTCGGCATGGGCCTTTCGTCGATCCGCACGACGGACCCGCACTGCGGACACGCCGGGGCGCCCACCGCGTAGTCCGCCGTGCAGTCGGCGCACGTCCACACCGCCACGTCAGGCCCCGGTCGCGGGCAGGGAGGCCGGGGCGCGCTGCACGCCGAGGTCCCGCTGGATCGCGGTCACGGTGCCCGCGCCGGTCGACGTGAGCTTCACGTACTTGTAGGTGTCGGACAGCGACGTGCCCTCGACCTCGACGACCATCGCGTTCTGCGTGGCCGCTGCCGCCGTGACTACCGTCGCCGCCGCAGCCTGCGTCCGCCGGGTCCACGCGTCCGACGCGTTACCGGTGTTGGTGTGGTACTCGGTGATGATCGCGAGGTTCTGCGCGCCGGTCCCGGCGTTGTCCTTCGCCTCCTGCAGCGTGTAGGTGTCACCGACCGCGCCCGTGAGGAAGCACGAAAAGGTGACGCCAGCCGCGGCGCCCTTGAGGGCGATCCACACACCGTCGGCCGCGGGGGTCGGGTTGATGAGCCTGCCGAGTGCTCGCTGAGACATCGGGTTTTCCTTTCGTCTGAGGTCCGGTCCGGGGCGACACTGCCGGCCCGGTGGAAGCCGCCGCCGGGGTGTGAATGCCGGCGGCGGCCGTGGGGGGGCTAGAGGAGTTCGACGAACGGCGACAGGGTGCTGGAGCTGCCGTTCTGGGGGGTGATGGCGGACTGGATCCACGGCCGGCCGTCGACGCGCTGGATGATCCGGAACGTCGTCTTGTCGGAGCCGAAGTTGTAGTCCGTCGAGGAGTCGGCGGTCATGACCTGGCGGTCGCCCACCAGGTAGTACGAGAGGTCGCAGAACACGAGGTCGCCGCGGGAGCCGAGCTGGCTGCCGCGCTCGGTGATGATCAGCGGCCGTCCGAAGATGGACATCGGCATGCCCGCCGCCGCGTTGACGACGAACACCGAGTTGCCGCCAGTGCCGACGGTGAGAGACATCTGGAGCAGCTGCGGCAGCGCGTCCGGGGCGCACATCCACACCGCGTTGGACAGCGACGACGGCAGCATCCGCGCGTACATGCCGACGACGTCCGGGTACTTGATCGTGCTGGCGGTGCCGCGGGACACGGTGACCGCGGCCGGGTTGCCTGCGCCGCGGAACCCGAGGGGCTCGCCGGTGCCGGTGCCGGACTGGAACGCGTTGTCCTCGGAGAAAGCGAGGGCCTGCGGCCACAGCGTCTCGATCAGCGCGGAGAAGCTGACGATGGAGTCCTGGAGCAGCTCGTTGGGGACCGCGGAGAGGCCGGTGAGCTTCTTCGCGTCGAGGGTGACCCGGCCGAACTTCGGGTTGGAGTCGGTGAGGGCGGCGCCTTCCTCACCCCAGTAGGCGATCATCCCGCCGAACACGCTGCCCGCGTTGGTCGTGGTGTCGATCATCGGGAACGGCACCCGGGCCGAGTCCATCGGGACGACCGTGGCCAGCGGCCGAACAACGGCCTGCTCCAGCGCGAGCTGCAGCAGCTGGCTACGGAGCGTCTCCGGGACGAGGAACCCGCCGTCCGCCGGGCTGACGCTGCCTGCGGCGTTGACGAGCGCGGCCAGCTTCTCCGCGTTCGCGTTCGGGTTCTTGTGCCAGATGTTGCGCACGTAGTCGATCGCGTTGTCGAAGTGCTTGTCCACCTGTGCGCCGGGCGCGCCCGCGTTGTAGGCGGTGCCCTGCCGGTGCGAGGTGAGCATCCCGCCGCGCTTGGCCTGCGGGTCCAGGTCGAGACGCCGGATCGCCTGCTCGGCGTCCTTCTGGCTGACGTCCTTGCCGTGGTCACGGAGCATCGCAGCGAACTGCCGCTGCGTCTCCTCGGCGATCTGCCGGTTGAGGTCGGTGCCCTCACCCTGCTGCCGGTTGGCGTACTGGGTGATGAAGTCCGCCAGAGCCTTCGGCGTCTCGACGATCGGCGACGCCTTCGCCGGGTCGGCGAGCATCTCCGCCAGCTCGTCGGCGTTGCTCGGGATGGTGGGGGTTGCCATGCTGCCTCCTTCAGGCTGCGTCCGTCGCCGAGCGGGCCGCCGACGTGGGGTTGATAAGGCGGGCCACGGCTGCGGCCCACGGGTCAGGCTTGGGCTGGACGAGGTGGGCGACGGCTGCCGCCCACGCGTCCTCGGGCTCGGTCTCGGCTGGCGCCTCGGGGGCGGGTTCTGCCGAGAGGTCGTGGAAGTGGCCCTCGTGCTCGCTGGCGAGTTCGTTGCACATCGCGCACCGTGGGCCGTCAGGCTCCGTCTCGGCGACGGGCTCCGGCTGCACGGGCTCGGCTGCCGACGGGGCAACCGCAGCAGCAAGCTGCGCCGCGACTTCCTCGCCGATGAGAGAGCGGATGTCCTCCGTCAGCCCGGTCTCGGCCGTCGGCGGTTCGGCGCGGGGGCCGGCGTACCCGTATGCGGCGAGATCGAACTGCTGCCGCATCTCGGGTTCCGCGGACTCATCGCTGCGCTTCGGCGTCTGCACGACCTCGTCCGCGAGCCCTGCCTTGACGGCTTCTTCGCCTCTGTACCAGGTCTCGTTCTTCATGACCTGGCGCCACTCGGCCTCGGTGCCGCCTGCTCGGGCTGCGTAGGCCCCGGCAATGTTGTCGGAGATCTTGTCGAGGACCTCCGCCATTTTGATCATGTCGGCGGCTTCCCCGACGCAAACGCCGCTCGCCTCATGCACCATCAAAAGCGCGTTCGGCATCATCCGCACGTGGTCACCGGCCATCGCAATGACCGAGGCGATGCTCGCCGCAACGCCGTCCACCTGAACCGTGACATTCGCCGGATGGGAGCGCAGGGCGTTGGCGATCGCGATTCCCTCTGTCACCGATCCGCCAGGGCTGTTGACCCTGAGCAGAATGTTCGGAGCCGTGATGCCGCGCAGGTCGTTGATGAAGTCGTCAGCGGTAGCGCCCAGCCAGCCCCCGACCTCGTCGTACAGCATCACTTCCGCTTCGTCGGCGGCCTGGTTGGTGATGCGGTACCAGGGCCGGGACTCCCGGGCCTGTGCACGCAGGCCCGGGACGCGGTCAGGAAGGTCAATGAACGGCATCGGGTGTGGCCCCCTTTCTGGCCGTGAGGTAGGCCACGGCGGCGAGGAGCCGCTCCGGGTTGTCCTGGAAGTTGCCAAGCCCGGTGTTGCAGGCGTGGCAGAGCAGCCCACGGGTGCACTTGCCGCAGGTCTTGCTCGACGTGGGGCAGCACGAGTGGTCGTGGTCGACGTGGAACCGGCGGGTGCGAAAGTCGGTGGGGGCGTCGATCTGGCACACGGCGCACTTCCCGCCCTGCGATTCGAGGCGCGCGCGGTAGTCCTCAAGCGTCATCCGGTACTTGGACCAGAGGGTGTTCCGCAGTGCCTTCTCGGGATCCTGCGCCCGGGAGTCCTTCTCCTCCGACGCGGACCCCTTCAGGCACGCGTCGCAGGCGGGCTCGCCTGCGTAGAGGTGAGCGAGGTATCCGGAGCGCGTACCAGTGCGCCCGTCCGGGCAGCGGCGCGTGGGCCGCGCGCAGACGGACCCGTAGTCGTGAGCGGCGGAGGCGTCGCGGCAGGGTTGGCATGGGACCTGGTCCGCGGCAATGTGCGCTGCGTATCCGGCAGCGGTGCCCGCGAGATCGTCCGAGGCGCACGCGTTGTCTGCCTGCCGCCGCATGCGGGCCAGCTCAGCCTTACGCGCACGCTCCCGCGCAAGGCGGGCCGGGCTCAGGTTGGCCTTGCGCTCGGCCTGCTTGACGCGCCAGGCCTCCGCGCAGGGATCACAAACGGGTTCACGCGCCGCACGGTGGGCTGTGTAGCCAGTCGCAGTTCCGGTGCTGCCGTTGCGGCGCCGCTTCGTCGGGCGCGCGCAGGCAGGGGTAACCTGTGTCATGTCGATCTCCTCAGCAGATCGGCCACGCCCCGGGAGTGTTGGTAGCACTCGCCGGGGTCCATTGTTGTTACGGCTGATTCTACCGTTTCCGCAGGTCAACGACCGTGCAGACCGGTGGAGTTGGGACGGGACGGTGACGTTACTCATCGCCACCACCGCCCTTGCGGCCTCGCTTCACGACCTTGCAGCGGCACAAGTTGCCGTACTGCACGCCCTCGCAGCGGACGTAGCCCTCGCCGCCGGGGTAGTCCCGGTACGCCTGCTCACGGTTCTTGTAGGTGCGGCCCTGCTGCTCACGGCAGTTGTGGCAGGTGTCGCCGTCATCGACGATCTGCACCACCCACCGCTGCGCCGCCTCAATCTCCGCCGGGCCCTCGCCCAGCAGCCCGGCCACCGCGTCGGCCCAGGAGTTCGATGCGGCCGGGGCGAGCTTGCTTACGTCGATGTCGAAGCCCAGCAGCGGCAGGATCACCGGGGCGGTGCTCGGGGCGCCGCGGACGATGTCGACGAGGAGCTGCTCGCGCGGATCCCGGAAGCCCATGTCGGGCAGGCCGACTGCGGAGGCGACGCTCTGCTGGTCGTAGCCCGCGTGCACGAGGGACTGCGCCGCGTTGGCCCGCGCGGTGAGCTGCTTGGATTCCAGCTCGACGTCCCCGGTGACCGGGTCCTCGAAGTCGAACTCCAGGCCCTCACCGAGACGCCCGTACATGGGGAGAAGCCTGGTGTTCAAGGCCTGACGGATGCGTTCGAGGCGGGGGCGGATGAGCCAGCGGGCGAGCATGTCGTTCGCCGCTTCCATGTTCGCCCGGTTCGCGTCGTCGACCGTGCCCAACATGGGCTTGGGGAAGCCGAACGCTTCCCGGATGATCTCCCTCGACACGTTGCGCAGCTCGGCGAACTGCATGTCCGCCATCGAGTACGAGCGGTCGACCCACTTGAGGCCGTTCTCCAGCACGGCGATCCGGTGGGCGTTGGACACGCCGCGGTGCTGTTCGTTCCAGCGGTCACGGAACTCGTTGAACTCGTCATCGGAGAGGCGCTGGTCGGCCTGGACGATGCCGCCGGGCTGCGCGCTGTTGCGGAAGAAGTTCGCGTTCCACTCGGCGCTGGCCCTGCTGGAGTCGAGGTCGGCGAGGAGGGTCTGCACCGGACCCCACCCTCGGTACGGATCCAGCGGGTTCGGCCGGCGCAGCATGATGACGTCGTTGATGCCGAGGGGGACCTGCTCGCCTGTCGGGCTGGAGTACACGTACCCGGACAGGAACTTATCGCGGTCCGGGATGGGGGTCATGCGGTCGGGGCGGGCGAACCACAGCTCCAGCGGGATGCTGCTGCGCTCGTCGCGGGAGATCACCCACCACTGCTCGCCCGTCAGCTCCTCATGCTGCTGCGTCGCCTCACGCCACATCGGCCCCGTCATGAACGAGTTGGGCTGCTGCCACAGATCGAGGGCCGCGTGTGAGGTGACTTCGACACGGTCCTCGTCGCGGCCGCTCTTGGCGCTGCGGTAGAGGTGCCATTCGACCTGCGAGTAGGCGGTGGTGATCCGCTCGACGATCGCGAACAGGGTGCCCACGCTGCCCATGGCGCGCATCTGCGCTTCCTGGCCGGCGGGGCGGACGATGCTCGACAGCAGTCCGGAGCGGCCGCCGTTGGGGGCGAGGGCGATCGGGGCGCGGTTGCGGAAGGTGGTGGCTGCGGTGGCGAGGGAGGTAAGGAAGCTGTCGCTCAACTTCCCTCCCCTCGGGCTATCTGGCTGAGCGGCTCAGGTGGTGCTCGTACAGGACGGCGAGGACCCCGGCGATGAGCAGCCCAAGCCATAGACCGAAGCGCATACCGAGCCCAGTCGAGATCAGTGTAAATCCTCCTGTCAAATAGGCGGCTGACCGCAAATTCTTCAGTCGTAGTGCGAGCTTCTGCCAGTTCACCGCAAATCCTCCCGTCAACCCACGAACCGTAGCTGCGGCCGACCACCCAGATCCCGCTCCGCCACCATGTAGCGGCCCGCATCCATCGAGTGATCGTTGGCCTTCTCCGGCTCCTCCTTCAGCCCGCCCTTGTTGCCCGGCTTCACCGCCCACACGTAGCCCGCCACCTCCTCAGCCACCCCGATCGGCAGCGACGCGGCATCCATCTCCGGGTCCCGTTCGAGGAGCGCGTCCCGGAACACGTACAAGCGCGCCCGCCCGTCGCCCTGGACCTTCAGCCGGGACTGGAACGCCTGGATCCCGTCCGAGACGGTCTTCTTCGCGGCGACCGTCGACATGCCCAAGTGTCGTTCGAGCGTCGCCCGGTCCTCTGCGTCATGGTCGGTGATGATGGCGCGCGGTCGCGGCTGACCCTTCAGGAGCCGGTCACGGATCACGACGGCGTGGTCCTCGACGAGCATCCGGCTACGCACCCACTCCCGGATCAAGTACAGGCGCCCGTCCGGATCCTCTGCCCACAGCTGCGCTACGAAGGGCGCGGTGTACCCGAAGTCAATGCTGATCCAGCGAACCCACCCTGCTGGCACGTCGAACGGCTCGATGACGTGGACGGGATCCGACCAGCCCTCATAGACGAGGCCCTCGGCGGCCGCCCAGATTCCATCGCGGTAGCGCAGCCGGCGCACTCCGGTGAGGGCGTCGAGCTTGGCCATGTAGTCGACGCCGCGCGCGGTGAGGGTGCCGTCTACGTCGACGTACAGGGGGTTGTCGCGGTGCAGGGAGTGGATCATTCGCATGGTGCCCTCGTCGCACCGCTGCTTGATCCAGTGCTTCGGGTGGTCCGGGTTGCAGGCGAGGACGATCTGCCGGTACGTGTCCGCGCTGCCGCGCAGGCGGGTGATCAGCGTCTCCAGCGCGGTGAGGCTGATCTGGGTGGCCTCGTCCACGTAGATCCGCGAGAACTCCGTACTGAGAAATTTCTCGGGCCGGTCGAGTCCGCCGACCAGGATCTCCGCCCCGTTGGCGAACTGGTAGGCCGGGGGCTTCCGCGGGCTGCCTCCGAACCAGCGGACGACGCCCTCGGCGAGCGCGGCTGTCGCGACCTGCTGCTCGAACGTGACCAGCGTCGACCCTGTCAGTGCGGCGTGAGTCTGCCGGACGATGAGGGACCGGCATCCGGGCATCATGAGGCTGGTGTAGAACGCCTTCTGAAGCATGGCCAGGCTCTTGCCAGTGCCGGCCGGGCCGGCGATGCAGATCTCTTGATCGCGTGCGCCGAGCAGTTCCCTGGCGCCGCCGCGTGGTTCGTACCGGACGACGGTGCCGGCCTCGGTCATACGATGTCCTGCGGGCTGACGCCCACGATCTCGTACTTCACCCCGCCGGAGTGCTCCACCTTGGTCGGCTGCTTCATCCCGGTCAGGTCCCAGAAGCTGTTGAGGGTGGCGCGCGCCTCGCGGACCGCGGCGAGCTTCGGGCCGTGGTCGGTGAGCGGCTGGCCGTCCTCTCCGACGACGATCCTGCCGTGGGAGACGACGACGTGCTTGGCGTCCGCAACGTCCATGGCGATCTCGTACAGGGACTCCAGCCGCTGGAGGTGCATGGCGATCAGCTTCTCGGCCGGCCCACGGACGATCTCGCGGAGGGCACGTCGGATGCCTTGGCGGGCGTGGCTGGCGTCGTGATAGCCGAGCTCGGTCGCGATGGCCTGGAGGGTCCAGTTCTCGGCGCGGAGTTCGGCTGCTTGGGCGTCGCGTTGGGCGGTGGTGAGTTCGTAGGTGAAGCGGCCTTTGCCGTCGCGTGTGAAGTCGCCCCCGGCGTGGCCGGTGTTGTCGGCCGGTACGGGTGGCTCGTTACCGGTATCCATGGTCTGATGGTAACGAGGTGTGCAACTGGTGGACGGTGGTGCGCACACGGGCGAGGGCCCGCTCCCGGTGGCGAGAGCGGGCCCTTGGCGTGTGCGGGGTCAGATGGGGTTGCCGTCGCAGTCGCGGTAGCCGTCCGCGCTGCGGTGGATGCCGGCGCATTCCTCGTGCAGGTCCTCGCCACCCTCATCGTCGGTGGGGGTGATGGACCCGGCCCGGACGCAGGTCGCAACGACCGCGTCCTGCTCGTCGATGAGCTGGAAGCGGGCGCTGCCGAGGATCGGGTCCTCGCAGCGCAGGCAGTCGCAGGGGTGGGCCGCGTACACGCCGTGCAGGTCGGCGAGGCTGCCGTGGTAGCGGACGAGGGTGCCGGGCTCCCAGCGGATGATCGGATTCAGCATGGCGGGCTCCTATGCGGCGAGGGCGTCGGCCAGCATCTGGACGCGGGCGGTGATGGGGCAGTCGACCGGGTAGAGGACGGTGACGGTGGCGAGGCCGTGGGCGGGGCGGGCCTTCGGCTCGTCGGAGGCCGGCCGGGCGACGGTGTACTCGGTGCGGTGGACCGTGTACGAGACGAGGCGGTCGAGGCGGAAGGAGCGGGACTCGCCGCTCTCGCGGTCCATGGCCTTCAGGAGGATGTCGCCGGCGGCGCTGACCACGATGTCGTAGATCTCGATGGTGCGGATGGTGGTGCTGCCGTCGGACTTGACGTAGGTGATGGTGACGGGGTGCTTGGCGTCGAGGGCTTTGATGAGGCGGGTGAGGGTCTGGGTGGTGTTCTCGTTCGCCGTGTGCTTCATCAGTGGCCCCCTTGCTCGCTTCCTTGTGGCTACACAGTATCGCTAACTGTGTGGCTACACAAGCTGTTCGAGCGAGAAACTCTGTGGCAACATGGAAGGCATGGCAGCCGACCCCACCGACCACACCTTCGTCACCCGCTTCCGCATCCCCCGCCGCATGTGGGACGCCTACGGAACAGCCGCCGAACGACAAGGAATCGACCGCAGCACCGACCTCGTCGACCACGTCCGCACGTTCATCGAGCAGCACGGCAACGAAGGCGAGCGCGCCGAACTGGCAGCAGCCGAACAGGAGCTGGCCGAACGGCGCGCGCGCAAGGGCGGCCGGCCAAAGAAGGAGCCGACCGTATGAGCGAGCAGCCCAGCCCCGTCGACACCCTGTACCTGGACGCCGAGCACTTCGTACTCACGGCCGAGTCCCGGCCGCTGGAACCACGGGCACGCGTGCTGCCCATCGGCCGCCCGTTCCCCGGCCTGGTCTCCGACGCGGGCCCGGCGCGCGCGGGTGAGGAGCCGACGCCGTGAGCGAGCCGGACTACATCGTCGTGCGCGCCGCCCCAAACCTGCCGCCGGGATTCCTGCCGCGCGGCCTGGACGGCAAGTGGTTCGACCGGGCAACGCTGCCCGAGCAGCACGGGCCGTATCAATGGGGAGACTCGGTCGCTGTCGCCACCGGCCGATTTGAGGCACGCGATGATGGCGCCGTGGCTGAGGTGTTCGAGATCCGGCCCTGAGGTAGCCCACCTCATGACGAAGGCCCCGCCCGGGATTCCGGAGCGGGGCCTCTGCACGCGGCAGGTCAGCCAGTGCTGCCGTCGAACGCATGCTTCAACGACCACGAGATCAGCAGCGCGTCGTAGTCGTCCGCCTTCACGCCCTCGCACGCGGACGGCCGGTTCGTCTGCGACGACGACTCCGTCAACGCGTTCCGGCAGGCCGCGACCTTGTCGTCGTAGGCCCGCCCTCGCACCCACGCGATCACGGTGATGGTGATCACGACGACGGCGATGACAGACAGCAGGATGATCCCGTTACGGCGGCTCATGGTCCCCCCAAGGACGTGTGGTGAATGGGGCGGATCGTAGCGGCCGGCACCGACGGTGCGGGACAGGAATGGGCGAAGCCCCCGCCGACGGGGGACGGCGGGGGCTCGTTATGCCGGGCGCTACCCGGCGCGTAGACCTCAGTGTGGCAGGACCAGCCCGGTGGCGGCAGCAGGATCGCCCTCCTCCTCCTGCTCCTGCTTGTCGCGGCATGAGGCGCACAGTCCCCCGGCGATAGGGACGCTGGAGCCGTAGAGGTGATGCCCGCAGAAGTATCCGCCGCAGCCGTACTCGTCGCCGCCGGGCTGGGCACCGCAGAGGTGGGCGAGGCCGCGGTCGATCTTCTCGCCGCAGCCCTCCTTCGCCTCGCAGACGGTCTCGACGCTGTAGCCAGCTTCGATCTTCTCGCCGTTGCGGGTGATCTCGTAGTACGCGTATCCCATGGTGTTCTCCTCCTGATGGAAGGGGTCGGATCCAGGGTCGGATGGGCGTCAAGCCGAGGGCCTGCGCCCGACCCGTGATGCGGCGGAGTCCGACCCACTATCCGACCCCGCCGCACAGTCATTGACCTGCTGTTTTGTCAGCTCGCGACGGCCTGCGCTTCCCATGCGGAGGCGGGCACGATCCGCCACGTCTGTGTGTCCGCGCACCGCTCGACGTCCGGGCCGAGAGCGCGGGCCGCGTCAAGGACTTGCTTCTCCTCCAGTCCGGTCGCGGCCTCCAGCTCGCGGCGGGTCACGTTGCCGTACTTGGCCAGCGCGGCTCGCACCTTCTCCTGGTTCGTGGCGCCGGGCACGGGCAGGATCAGCCGCTTCCCGACCGGGGCCTTCGCCGTCTCCCGCGCCAGCCGGGCCACCTCACGCCGGAAGTCCTCGCCCCGCAGCCACTGCACCCGCGACCTGAACGGCCGCCCATGGTCCGGGGTGTTGACGAGGATCTCGCCCGGCTTCGTCAGGTCGCCCGGGTTGTAGCCGGAGGTGCGGCCGAACACGAACATCGCGTGAGCCCGGTCGTTCATCCGCGTGGAGATCCGGATCGCATAGTTGCCGCGCGCGTCGGTCTTCCCACCGAACACCCCCGACGACGGCTGCTGCGTCGCCGAGATCATGTGGATGCCATACGCCCTGTTCAGCGCGAGGAACGACTCCACCTTGTCGCTGATTCGCTCGCCCTTCTTCCGATCCTTGTCGCCCTGGCGGACCAGCTCGGCGTGCTCGTCGACGATGACGTACACGGCGGGCCGGCCGTGCTTGGCGGGGATCCACTCCTGGTCGCCGTGGTCGGAGAGGATCGCGCCGCGCTCGTCCAGTTCCTGCCGCATCCAGTCCATGAGGGCGTGCGCCTCCTCCGGGGTGGAGGCGAGGTCTTGCAGGATCGGCAGCATCGGCGACAGCTCCGGGCTGCCGGGCTTCATGTCCACCCCGTACAGGACAGTGTCCGGGCGCCCGGCGAGACGGATCGCGATCAGCCTGACCAGCGTGGACTTCCCGAACTTCGACGACCCGGCGATCAGGGTGTGGGAGTACGCCATCTCGATCGCGACGGGCTGCCCGAACTCGTCGCGGGAGATCACCACCGGATCGAGGAACGTCGCACCACGCTCCGACTCGTAAGGCACCGCCGCGTCCAGGGGGTCGCCGTCGATGTAGTTCACCACCAACTGGCTGGTCAGCGGCCCGTCGTCGAGGTGGAACGCCCCGTCGACGCGCATCGCCCCGGCCACCTTCGGCCACCGGGAACGCAACGTCGCCCGGTCCAGGGACGGCGGGCAGTCCAGGACCGCCTTCCACCCCACATCGGTGGCCTCGACGAAGCAGCCTGCCAGCTCGGCCTTCAGGGTGTCCCACACCGCGGTGCGCAGCTGCTGCTCCTCGACGGTCCGCCCGGACAGATCCGGACCCGCAACGATGGGCGCGGGCGCGGTCATTTTGACGAGCTGCTGCTGTCGGATCTGCTGCCCGACCAGCGCAGTCTGGAGTTTCACGGCCTCCATGTTCAGCTTCAACTCGTCGTGTCGCGTGTGGTGCTTGTACACCAGGCGGGCAGCGACAGCGGTGGCCGCGGAGACCAGCCACGCGTAGGCCGTAGGCCCGGCGCCCCCAATGGTGGTGACGCCTGCCTGTGTGAACGCGCCCGCCATCGCGAGCGCACCCCAGGACAGGGACGGCGACCACTTGCGGGCGAAGCTGACGAAGGCGAGCTTCCCGGTGGCCAGCGCGGTGACGAACTCGGCAACGGCGGCGTGAGTTCCGTACTGCCATTCGGCGATGAGGGCGGCGCCGGTGACGATGCTGGGGGCAATGAGGCTGGTGGCGAGGTCGGCGGCGGTGAGCTTCACGGGCTGGCTCCGTAGACGGCGCGGCCCCCGCTGGTGGGCGGGGGCCAGGGCGGGCGGCTTACTTGGACTGGCGGACTTCGCGGAGGTATCGCTTCGCTGTGGCCAGGCTGACTCCGAGTTCCTCCTTCACCTGCTCCGAGGTGATGCCGCGGTCCTGAGCCAGGAGCTCAGCGACCTGAGCCAGCGCCTTGACGCGCTGAGCCGACTGGCCCGTGAGGTGCGCGGAGAAGCCGAACGCCTGAGCCTCGGGCGCAACGGCCTGAGCCTGGGGCTCAGACACGCTGGCCTGCACCGACACCGGGCTGAGCCCTCCAGTCACAGGCAGAGGCTCAGCGAGGTGAGCCGTGGGCTCGATGAACTGAGCCGTCAGCTCAAGTGGCTGAGCCTCGGGCATGCCGAGGTACGCGGCGAGGTCGTCGCGGAGTTCGAACCACTCGGTGTTGCCGACGCGGTGGGCGTTGAAGCGGGCGTGGAGGGAGTGCTCGTAGTCCTGGCCGCCGTGCTCGACACGGACGGCGTCATCGGGGCGCAGCGCGAGGCCGGCGATGCGGCGGCGGAGGTTGCGGGTGGTGCCGATCTTGACGCGGCTGCCGTTGCGGAGGAAATAGACGACGGGCGCGTGGGCCGCGGTGAGCAGCTCGGCGATGTCCTCGATCTCCTCGCCGACCGGGCCGGTGGGGTCGTTCGGCAGTGGGCTACGCGCAGGGGCGTCCGGCTCGGCTGTGACGGGGGCCGGCTGCGCTGCCTCAGGCTCGGGTGCGGCCTGCTCGATCACGACCGGTTCGGCCGGTCCACGCCGGGCCTCCAGCGCGAGACGCAGCTTTACCGTGCCGTCCTGGGTCAGCAGCCTGTCGCGCTCGCCGAGGGCGAGGGCCTGCTCGGTGCCGGCCTGCTGCTGCAACGTGCGCAGGTACGCCTCGTACTTCGGTTCGAGCTTGATGCGGATGGTGTACATGCCGATCGCCCACACGCCCTTCGCGGCGGCGGAGACGAGGGCGCCGACGATGCCGACGATCCAGCCCCACGGTCCGGAGAGCGCACCGTGGGTGGTGATCGCGGCCATCGATACGGCGAGCAGTGCGACGCCCGCGTTGCGGGGGGTCTCGGCGCGCTTGCTGTCGTAGCGAAGGATCCACTCGGCGATCAGGCAGGCGGCCCATCCGGCGTCGAACGCTCCGGCAACGAGGTAGGCGGCCCAGGCGGGGGCGAGGAGTTGCAGCATGCCGCCGATGGCGACGGTGCCCCACACGATGGCGACCATGGTCATGGCGACGGCGACGGTGAACAGGGTGCGGCGCAGCAGGCTGTCGAGGTTGAAGGGGAGCCGGACGACGGGGGTGGTGTCGGGGATCTCGTAGTCGACGGGCACGCCGTGGACGACCTCGGTCACGGTGCGGGTGGGACGGCGGAACGAGGGCATGACGGCTGCCTCCGGGACGGGGTTCAGGCGTGGGCGCGGGCGGGATGCGGGCGGTGGGTGCGGATCTGGTGGGCGATCCAGACGAGGCTGGCGGCGAGCATGGCCGGCCCGGGGTGGGCGGCTGCTCCGTCTGCTACGCCTTGGACGATGGCGAGGACCAGCTCGGTGCCGATCTGTGCGATGCGGCCGGTCGCGTCGCGGTGCATGGCGGCGAGGATGATCAGGCTTGCGATGAGGAGGTTGCGGAGCAGGTGGTTGGGGCGGCGTGCCATGGCGGGCTCCCGGGTGGCGGTCGGAGCGGGGAGAGGGCCGGGCCCCGCGGGGGGATGTTCGCGGGGCCCGGCGGCTGTGGGGTTATTGCTGCTCGTTGTCGGAGGCTTGGGCTTGCGCGTCCATGAGCGCGGCTTCGACGTCGAACGGCGGCTGGGTCGGGTCGACGATGCGGGCATAGACCGCCTCGGACCCGAGGAACATCTGGTCCTCGAAGGTGGGCTCGGCCATCAGGCGGCGCTCCCCAGGCTCTTGCCGTCGGTGGCGCGGGCGTCGGGTTGACCCCAGCCGTGGGCGTAGTCGTGGGCGGCGCGGGCGAGGAGTTGCTGCACGGTGGCGTGCGCGTCCTCGATGACGGGGGTGTGCTGTGAGGCCTGCTGGTCGCTAGGCTGCATGTGGTCACTCCTGGTCAGATCAGGTGGTGGCTGGGCCCGGACGTGAGGTGCGAACTCACGTCCGGGCCGTTGTGCATCAGCAGTGCGGACTGCTTGCTCTCGACTGTAGGTGCCACCTACAGTACTTGGCAAGCGGCCCGGCGGACGAAGGGGCCGGAATGAGCGACGAGGAGGTGCGCCGCGTGACGGACGCGCTTAACGCGGTCGAGCAGATCGCCGATGAGGAGCAGCGCGTGAAGGCGAAGAGCCGGATCATGGCCGAGCAGGTGACGCGCAACAAGGCGTGGGCGCAGGAGCGCACCCGCTTGATCCGGCGCCTGCATCACGAGGACGGCCTCTCGTACCGGCAGATCGCGGCGCGCCTTGAGATCAAGCCCAGCGCGGTGCAGGACGCGTTCCGGAACTACACCGAGTCCGGCGAGTACGCAGGGCGTGGGGGCGGGAAGGGGCCAGCTGATGGATGACCTGGTGGAGTGGCTGCGCGCCCAGCTGGACGTCGACGAGCGGATCGCGCGTGGTTGCAGCGGCTCGGGGTGGCGGGAGTATCCGACGAACTGGGTGAGCGTCCCTTCGTCGGACCGTGTTGCGCTGGTGGTGAATGACGGCGATCGGGCGCATGTCATCCGGCATGATCCGGCGCGGGTGCTGCGGGAGATCGACGCCAAGCGGCGGATCATCGCCGAGCACGACATCCGCAGCCGCCCGCTCGGGGAGCGCATGGACTGCCAGTCCTACGACTTCCCCTGCAAGACGCTGCGCCTGCTCGCGCTGCCCTACGACGATCGGCCCGGCTACCGCAAGGAGTGGCGGCCGTGAACCGGAAGCGGGTCGACTGGCCGGCTCATGTGCACGAGATGCTCGGTGAGGACCTCCGGCTGGCGCACGAGGCGGCCCAGGCCGCTGAGGCAGCTTTCAAGATTCGCATCCATATCGCGGCCGCGCAGGGTTTGACCACGCGGCAGATCGCCGACCATCTCGGTATCTCGCAGGCGACAGTCAGCCGGTATCGCATCGAGGGCGAGGCGGCGTATCGGGAGCGACGCGTGAGGAGTAGCCGTGAGTGATGACACGACCTGGGGCTGAGCCCCTGCTCGCGTGCTTGAGGCCCCGCCAGAACACTGGCGGGGCCTCGTGTGTAGCAGGCCGGTTGTCGGCAGCAGCGGTGCGACGGCCGGCGGTTCATGGTGGCACGCGCGTCAAGCCGGGCCGGGGTCAGTAGAGGCGCCAGGCGCGCCACCAGAGTTCGGCTGCCCGCGCGTGACCGCGATCGGCCAGTGCGCAGCCAGCTTGGTCGAGGTGACGGACTGCCTGGAGTCGGGCGCGGGTTCGGAGCGGCAGGCGGGGCGAGAGTACCCGCAGGTCAGGCACGGGGCTGCTCCTCTGGCTCTGAGGTCAATGGGTCCTGCTGGCCTCGCCCGTCTCGTGTGCAGTGCTGGCAGATGCCTCTCCTGCGTCCCGAACTGGGCGGGTATGCCGGATCGGGGATGCTGCTGCTCAGCCCGCGGTAGTCGCGCCATTCGTGGCCGCCCGTGTGCCGGGCGCAGAGAGGGCAGGGCAGCCAGAAGTAGCCGTGGCTGCGGGCGTAGATGCGGTGCCATCGGCGGGGTGCCCAGTGCGGTGGGGTCACTGTCCCTACCAGGGCTACAAGGGCGCTGGCAACGCCGACGACGATGGCTACGGTGGCGCTGCTCACGGCTGCTCCTCGCTGTGTACGCCCAGCTGCGCCGCGAACGCCTGCCGCTCCTGCGGGGTGGTGTCGCGGCTGGTTGCGATCACGCCGCCGTCGATGGGGTGGGTCCAGGTGCCGTCAGCGTGCTGGGTCCAGGTGGCGGGCTGGGTCGCTTTGGTCGCTGTCGGGCTGGGTGGTTCGACCTGGCCGGCCCAGGCTGTGAGCAGCCCGGCGAGGTGCCGCGCCTGCCTGGGGTTGAGCAGGACGCACGGGTCGTCGTGGGGGACGTCGAGGTTGAGGCGCAGCCACGGCCACGGCGTGCCGTCTTCCGGCTGGTCGTCACGCCCGTCGCGGGTGATGTGGGAGGGGATGAGGGCGAGGCCGACGCTGCCGCCGCGTGGGTCGCTGTTGGCGGGGAGGATGTGGGAGCCGCGGTAGAGGAAGGGTGCTCCGACTTCTTCGTCGTCGTCGAAGTCACCGAGGCCGGGGATGCTGGCGTAGATGCTCATGCTGTCTGCTCCTGCTGCTCCTGCTGGTCGGGGTGGTCGAGGGCGAGGATCGTCGGGCAGGGGTAGGGGTATTCGCTGCAGTCGTCTTTGAGGCCGTCGGGGTCGCAGCCGATGCACCACTGCTTCGCCTTGCAGCGGGCGTTGGCGCATTCCGCGGGGCGGTGCAGGGCGCGCACCCGCTCGGCCGCGGCTTCGGCCTGGTCGGCACGCTGCTTCTGCTGCTCCCAGTCGGTGACGGTGGGTGCTGCGTCGCCGCGGCCGCAGGCCGGGCAGTAGCCGCGGGCCACCTGCCGGAGAGCGGCGAGCATCTCCATCTCAGGCCGGATCGCGTCGAGGACGGCGTCTCGTACCCGATAGACGCCTTCTGCGCCGCCGCAGTCGACGTTGAGGCCGATGGCGCACTCGATCGCGGCTGAGACCTCGTGCTGTGGCCGGGCTGGGTTCCGTTCGGTCATCGGTTCCTCCGTGCTTTGCGGGCGAGGGCGCGGCGGGTGGCCCGGTTCGGTCGGGGCGGGAGCGGGTCGTTCATGCCGGGGATGGTCGTGCTGTCGGTGTCGTCGTCGGTGACGGTTTCGGTGCGGACGAGGGTGGTCTCCCAGGTGACGCCGGGGCGGCCGGCTCGTTCGCCGCGGGGGTTGGACGACGGGCCGGTCACTGCTCGCCTCCGTTGGTGCGGGCGCGCCAGGCGGCGGGGTCGTGCTTGTGGTCGCGGTCGGGTACGACGATTCGGTCGCCGCGCATGCCGTAGCCGAGGGCGCTGCCGGGCGGGGCGTCGGGGTTTCCCTCAGAGATGCCGCTCACGCATCCGACGCAGGCTTCGCCCTGGTGACGGCCGTGTCGGCAGCGGTCGAGATCGGCAACGAGCGCGGCCCACACGCCGTCACTGCTCTGGTGATCGAGGGTCGGCGGGGTGGCGGTGCGGGCGAGGGCGTGGGTGATCTGGTCGATGGCGGCGTACACCTTGGCGTGGAGCGGGGAGTACATGACGCGCTCGGAGCAGTGGAGTGCGGCGTTCATCTCGGCGTGGCGGGCGAGTTGGGTCTCGGCTGCGACCAGGGCTTCGCGGGCTTTCTCCAGTTCGCGGCGGAGGTCGGTGATGGTGGGGTTGGTCATTGCTGCTCCTGGGGTGTGGGGGTGCCGGGCCCGGTGCGGGCCCGGCACGGAGGGGCGGATCAGGCGGGCTGCTGGTTCATGCGGCGTCCTTGTCGGTTCGGGCCCATGAGGGAACTCGGGGCGCTGTGCGGGCCTGTGAGCCGTCGTGAGGCACGGGAAGCTCCAACTCCCCATCCGCGCCCTCAAACGGCCTCACGCGCCCGCCTGCCGCTTCCTGGCGCCCCTTCTCGGGCAGTGCGACGAGCAGCCCCGTCGAAAACACGGCGACCAGACCGGCGACGAGGAGGCCGGCGAGCAGATGCTGCGCCCCGTCGACAACAGCCGCCCAGACCGCGACCACATCGAGCGCGTCCGCGATCACGAGGGGCCTCCCGCAGGGATCGTTGCGAGCGAGGACCACCACGTCTCCCGGGTCTCCGGGTTGTCGGGCCCGGTACGGCGGGAAAAATCCTCGCCCGCCGTCACCCGGTACTCGTAGGTGCCGTCAGGCCAGGGGCCTTTCACCTCGCGGATGGTGGCTGTCCCGGTGCGGGCGGCGGGCCACTGCTGGCCGTAGTGCCGGACCCGGGTGCCGACGGGCAGGGGGTGCTCGGCCATCGGTCAGGCCTCCTTGCCGGGCTGGCAGTTGCCGCAGGGCACGTAGCGGCAGCCGGAGCACGGGTCGGCCTGCGCCTCGTCCTGCTGCACCTCGCCGGCCAGACGACGCAGCCAGTCGGCAGCCCACAGGACTCCGGCGCCGCGCTCGGTGGTGCGGTTGGCCAGCGCCCACAACCTGTCGGCGGCTTCCCGCAGCACGGCGGCCCGGTCGGCGGGCGCGGGCAGCGCAGCGGCGATGGCGTCCGCGTACTCGTCGAGTGCCGCGGTGAAGGCGGGCGGTTCGACGAGCGGGCCTGCGCCCGTCGCCAGGCTGAGCGCCATCCCGCGAAGCCGGTCGCGGGCCTCGGCGGTCCGCTTCGTGAGCGCCGTCCGGTCGACGGCGGGCTGCCCGGCAGCCAACTCGGCCGCCCGCTCCTGGATCGCGTCCCAGGGCGCGCTGGTACCGAGGCCGAGCACCGTCGACAGGGCAAGACGATGCGCCTCCGCAACGCCGTCAGCGGAGACCCGAGGGCCGCGAGGCTCGACCCGCAACACCTCGGCGCTGATCTCCCCGTCGTCGCCGACCAGCGTGTGACCGTGCTGGAGGTACCAGATGTCGGAGTAGCCGAGCGTGCCGCCCTGGCAGGTCATCTGCGGCGGGCACGACAGGGCAGCTCCAGGACGGGCGAGGCAGAGACAGATATGCCAGCTGCTCGGGCCGTGGTTGACAGGCGTCTGGCATTCGGTACCGGGCAGGTGGTGCGGGTGGGCGCAGTTCGGGCAGTCGGTGGTGTGGTCGGTCATGGTGCTCCTTGGTGCGAGAGGATGAGGGGGCCGGCCGCCCGCATAGCCCGCGGGCGGCCGGTGTGCGGGTGGGGTCACGCGGTCCAGCCGCGCATGGCGATCTCGCTGGCCTGCGGGTCGAAGGCGGCGACGACGTGCGTCTCCTCGGCGGCGGGCTGGGCGCGGAGCATGTCGGCGATTGCGTCGACGGTCGGGACGTGTACGCCGATCTGCTGGCTGCTCCACTCGACGACCTGGGCGGCGATGTGCTGCCGCGCGGTTGCGAGTTCGGCGCGGAGTCGGCGGATCTCGGCGTCGGTGGCGGCCATTGCGCGGGCCCAGCTGTCGGCGAGTGCCCGCTGCTCGGCGTCGGCGACGGCGAGGTAGACGGCGAGGGCGTTGCGGTCGACCTCGCGCCCGGCGGCCAGGGCGGCGGCTTCCCAGCGGGCGGCGCGGGCTTCGGGCTTCTCGTCGTGGTGGAAGTGGGCGGCGACGGATCGGTCGATGTCGTCGAGCTGCTGGTCGGTGAGCGGGCTGGTCACGGTTCCTCCAGGTGGTGGGGTTGGGTGTCGTGTTGCCGGTTCGGGTTGTGCCCGGGTGTGTGCTGTGTCCGGATGCGCAGGTCAGACGGCAGGCGCGGGCCGGTTGGCGAGGTCGAGGAGCACGGCGGCGTGGCAGTGGTCGGGCTGGCCCGGTTCGGGCAGCGGGCAGTAGCAGGCGAGGTCTCGGCCGCGGAGTTCGGGCAAGGCGGCGAGGATGCGGTCGCGGGTGGCGTCGGCTTCCGGGCCCATCCACCAGTCGCGGTTGCCACGGAGCCATGAGCGGAAGGCGGTGACGCACAGCTCGCGGGCCTGCTCGGCCGTCTCGGCTCCGCCCCATTCGAGGGCACCGGCGATGGTGAACGGGTTCCCGAAGCGGCTGGGGCGGCTGACGATCACGGTGTTGTCGGGCTTGCGCCAGCCCTTCACGCGGCGGCGTTGGATACGGCGGGGTGTCATGGGTGTGCCTTTC